TACCTAAAATAAACATTGCACCAGCAATCAATACCAATGCAGCTGCTCCTTTAACAACATCACTCATTTTTATTTTACTGATTGATTTTGTTATAGAAGATATTCCTTTACCAGATTTACCAGCTCCTCCAACTTTTGGTGATGATTCTGTCATTGAATCGGTACTACTTTTAATCTTATCAACCAATCCTTCTTTACCTCCACCAACACCTTTCATTGCTCCTTCTTTGAACTTAGATAATAAACCACCTGCTTTTTCGACTCCTGGTATTTTTTTTACCATATCACCAGCACTACTTGCCATTGTACCTAATGCACCACTAGCTCCTCCGAATACTTTTGAGATACCACTACCAGCCATCCCTAATATATTTCTAAGTACTTGACCAGAAGATTTAAGCATACCACCCATATTAATACCCATATCCTTCAATAAAGGAGTAGCCTGTCCTAAACCAATTGCAATACCACCGACACCTTTAAGTGTTTTTCCAAGTGGGCCTGATGCAAATGCGGTTAGTGATTGTGACCAAGTTTCAAATGTTGAAAGTTGCATTGTACCATCATCATTTAACTTATTCATGTTTTTGGCCATTTTGGATAATTCATCAACCGATAATCCTAATGCATCAGCGGCCTGTCTACGTTGAATAACGTTCATTTTTTCAAATGCAGCTTGACCACCAAGTTGTTTGATAGTTTCTTTTACTGCCGCACCTGTCTTTCCTTCAAAGGCTAAACCTCTTGCTCTGTTTAAGTTGATATTTCTACCCAACATCGCAGAAAGTTCTAATTCTTTAGTAATAGATGATTCGAAATCAAGTAAACCATCAGTTACCTTACCAAGTGTACTCATTGATACACCAAGTTTTCTTGCCTGTACAGCTGATTTTAGTAATTCTTGAGTGGCATCTTTTCCGTATGATGCAAACATTTCAGCATTTTCAGCAACATCACCCATTACATCCGCAGGAATTACTCCGTTTTGGATTGCAAACTCTTTTGTTGATTGAGCTAAATCTTGTGCTTGTTGTGCAGTTAAATCACCGTTTCTGGCTAATGTACCTGTTATTTTAGCGGCCTGAGCACCTGTGATACCCATATTTGTGGCCATTAAGTTGGTATTCAGTTTTGTTCTAAATGAAGTTTCTTCAATACCACCAAATTCGTTTGATAATTCTCTTGTTACACTTGCCGCATCCTTAAATGCAAAACCTAAACCAATAGTTTGAAGTTGAGCCGCACCGAGATATCCACCAAATTCTCGTACACTTTGTCCAATTGCATCGGCAGCATATCCTGCACCAATAAGTGCAGAACCCAACATACCACCAACTGTTGATGTTAATAGTGAAGCCGTTTCAAGAGTTTGACCAATTGTATCTTTTATTGTATTATAGGTAGAAAGTTGTTTATTTAAAAAAGCTTGTTGACTTTCTGAAAGTGATGATATTTCAGTTGCAGTTGTACGTTGGTCCATTAGATTTTTTCGTATCTGTGCATGGATACCACGAGAACCTTCTAAACTAGCATAATGTTCATCTAATTTTCTATTAATTTCTGCCTGTTGTATTACATCTTCAGATGATGTATTTAATAAATCATTTTGTAGAGATGCAATTGAATTAAAAGTTTCTGCCTTTGATTGGTCAAGATTCTTTGCCTGAGCCTGTAATTGAATCCTAGCTCTATCTTTATCAACTAAACTTGCTTGTAAACCAGTTAAACCTTTTAACTTTTGTTCTTGTTGAACATAACTATCTACGAGATTTTGTTGATTCTGTCTTGCTTCTTGTATTTCAGAATTTATATCTTTTAGATTTTGAACAATACCCTTATATTCTTCATTTGTTTTTTTGAAGTTCTGTATTTGTTCTTCGGATTTTAAGTTTGCATCTTCTATAAGTTTGAGCGCTTGCTTCTTAAGAGCAATCCCTTCTTGTATAGCCTTATTTATTTCTTTTTGATTCACTTAAAATCCCCTAATAAGTAATTATTGGATATCTTTCAACATCTGTTCTAATTCTTTTGATGCCTTATCAATATCAGACATCTTTTTAACCACTCTTGGTGGAAGTTTTTTACTTTTTTTTGCCTGAGCTAATGCCTTGTTTGTTGCATTTGTTTTTAACCCATCAAAAAAAGAATCTGAGAACTTTTTAGCAGCTCCGAATAATCCTTCATTTATTTTTTGTTTTGACATGAGATTTCTCCTATATACTTTTATACTACTATAAATATAGTTCAAAAAAAAAGTGAGGAATTATTTCCTCACTCTTACATTTGGTCCTTTAGGTGAACCTTTTTTGTTTGCTTTCTTGTATTCTTCTGCCTCTTTCTTTTTAGCATCTAATAGCTTTTTGAAATAGAACCTTCTCCAATGGATTGGCATGGTATAAACTTCTGACCAAGTAAACCCATTACCATAATTAACCATTTCCCAAATTTGGTTATGGAGTTGAACACTATATTCACTCGGAAGGGTAAAAAAACCCAACCCCAAAGGGAATATCGAGAGCCTCCGTTTCACCCGTTATATCAGAGGTAAACTGATATGTTAAATCTAAATCAGGTGAGATATCTCTAATATACTCTCGAATAAACTTAGATTCTCTTGCTAATAAGTTATTTTTTACATAATTGTTGATAAATCCTCTATCAGTATTACCATCTACTTCTTGAATGATATATCTTAACCTTGTTGACATTTCTTGTGATACAGCTTCACTCCCCTTTTTCTGTAATCTTTGTAGTGCCTGAATTTCTGCATTAATATCCAACTCATCTTTATGAGTCAATAGTTTTAGTACTACTTCTTTTTTAGAATGAGGTAATGTTATTGTGTATCTATTATCAGGTGATAAATTCTTTTCATCAATTTCTTTCATCTGAACTTGAGATAAATCAATTGTTTCTTTTTGTGTTTCACCTGTAAAAGGGTCTGTTACTTCTACTTGATAATCTTTACCATATCCTAAGATACGAGTTGCAAGTAAAATAGCGTTTTTATCACCAATGAAAATATCACCAATGTCTAAACCTTCTTCTACTACAACAGATTCGAACAACTTATCAAGCACCACCCCCTTTCTTATCAAATTTTGGGAAGCAAGTATATCCTCTTCACGAGCCGTCATATACTTAATCTCCACCGTACCCTTTGATAACGGGTGTCCCTCGGGATATAATTTACCTTTAGATGGTAAATCTACCACTTCAGTTGGAAAATCGTATTTTGCCATAAACTTTAATTTTAGTGTTTTATATAAATATATACTTTTTAAAAAGTTGGAATATAGACAAAAAAAAAGTTCTCACTAAGAGAACTTTTTTCATATAAAAATAAGTTGGAGTATATTAGAATTCTAAGATTGCATAATCATAAGAAAGTGTTAGAGTGATTTCAGCAGGGTCAGCAGCATTTGCCCAATCTAAATCATTGAACACTGCGTTATTGATGAATGCACCTTTTAAAGTCCATTGTTCAATCTTATCACCCACAGGTCCTAACATATAACATTGTATATCTTTTTTGTAGAAATCTGCATATCCATCTCTACCAGTTAGAGATTCGTGAGATAATCTTACCCATTCCATCACTGCCTGAGCACCACTTGGAACGATTGGGTCATATAAACTAATCTCAACATCTTGCCACTCACCTTTTCCTTTAAGTTTTCTCTTAACGTTGATGTGGTCAAGGGTTACAGTTTCAAACTGAATTGAAGGTCTGTTAGCTGTTTTTATAAGATATGAAGGGATACCATCGATTTCCATGATGAATCTGTTCTTCATCTTTGGTTCGAAATTGGTATAGAACATATCGTTAAATTCTAATACTTCTGCCATTTTTTTATTCTCCTATTTTGTACTATTATAAATATAGTTCTTTTTTATTTTTATTTAATTAAGCCGTGAACGAAGCCCCAGTCGGTAGAATGTTGAAATCTAACACGATGAATTCAGCAGTTTTTGTTGGTTGTAAGAAAATCTGTCCAGCCAATATATTTCTGTCAATTACATCAGGAGTATTGTTTGATTCATCCATCACTACTCGGAATGCATATAGTCCTTGTCTTTGTTGTATTCCTTCTAAATAAGGATTAACCGTATTTAAGAATCTTCCTCTTGTTTGTGCCGTATTTTGTTCGAATACTAAGTATCTTGATGTAGAAGCAATAAACTTCTTAACTTTGATAAGTAATCTTCTTACGTTGATTCTATCAAGTGCAGATGCCCTATCTTGTAGAGTTTTCTGTCCGAATGCAACAATACCTTCACCAGGGAAAGAAGCGATTGGGTTAATTTTTCCTTCATATAGTGTATCTCTTTCAGCATGTGTTAATCTGTTTAATACAGAAACAGCACCAACGATACCACCTCTGTTTAAACCAGCGGGAGCGAACCACTCAGCAGCAACCGCATCATTTGATGCATATATTCCAGGCATCAATACTGATGGTGGAATTGCAGTTAGTTTATTAGTTCTACTATCGATTGTTTTAACCCATGGGTAATAAGTACCTACATAGTTAGAATCTACATTAGAACCTTGTGAAACTGCATCTGCAATAGTATCATTACCATCGGTAACATCTCCAATGAAGAATGCATCTTCTCTAGCCTCTACCATATCAGTTACTTTATCAAACACATAAGAGTGTAATCTTCTAACGATACCAGGTACAGATACTAAGTTGATATCAAAATCATCAGGATTAGATACTGCATTGATTCCTTTTACATAAGCAACAGAACCACCAGCGGTTGATGTTGATAAATCAAATCCTTGAGAGTTTCCAGCACCCCAATCAGAATCACCATATTTAGCCTTTGCAATTGTTGGTGCAACCCCATCAAAACCATCTTGGAATCCTACGATAAATTGTCTTTTATTAATATCAGATGAAGAATCTGAGGTAGATAATGAATATCCAAAGTTTTTCGTTGATACTACTCCGTTAACAATTGCGGTAAATGATGCATCGAATGAGAAAGCGGTATTACCACCTACTGTTGCTGATGATGGAATTGGTGATAAGTAACTAGCGTTATCAATTTTAACAACTGCAGTTTCTAAATCAATACCAGAGTAATTTACATTTACTGATGAATTGTTATTCTCAGAACCTGTCGAGAATATTACGGCTGGAACCATTGATTCAGTACCATTTGAACCAACATAAATTGGATTCACATACGCACCATGTGCGAAAGGAGCTGAAGTAATTGGGAACGAACCTTCATCAGAACATTCAACTCTTACATATTTAGAATTATTTTGGTAATCACCATTTTCAGTTTGTTTACCGTTTGCATCTATTGTAAGATTTCTATCACCAATTCTTTTCTTAATATAGTTTGGCGATGCAGGGTCTAAGTTTAGATTATTCCATGTTTCAAGAATAATTGGTCTTTTATTTGTATCAGAGTATCCTCTTACTACAATTGAGAAAGTAGAATAATCAGTAGCGTTAGTTGAACCTGCCGCCTTAACATTAAATACACCAATTTTATATTCTCTATTATAGTTTTCACCATCACCCAAAGTGTGGAACTTGAAAAGGTTATGTCTTTCACCAGAAATCAATTGTGATTGAATCCAAGGAGTAGATGCATGTGAAATAGAACCATCTCCATTACTACCTGAGTAAGATTGTTGTGCTAATTCGATAGCTTTAACTTGAGAACCACTATCTGATAAATAAGTTGTATGGTCAACTGATGCCTTTTCAAAGTATTTGTAAACATAAGCATCTTTAGAACCTCTTGGGTTTGTTCCAAATACATCTCTAATATCATTACCTGCACTTGGTAATACCGATGCTGATAAGTTACTTCCTAAAGCAGAACCACTTATTAAGAATGCTGATGCTGAAGGTTGTGAATCAATCAAATCACCAACAGTTTCACTATCACCAATAGTACCTTCAACTGAAGCATCTCCATTGTGTGTTGCGTGTAAAACTCCTAATAATCTTCTTCCACCTTGAGATGTTGAACCACTAACTTCAATACCGAAAGGTCTTTCGTGATGGAAACCATCTGTGTTACCAACTCTTACGATAGTTACAGTTCCAGCTTCTCTTAAATAATTTTGAACGGTATATCCTGTATAGTATGTTCCATCAGGTGTACCGAAGATTTCTTCAAATTCTGATTGTGTATTTACAACGGTTGGTACAAAAGCAGGTCCTTTATGGAAAGGTCCAATTATTGCTGCTCCAATTTCACCAATCCCTTGTGCTAAGAAAGAAAGGTCATTTTCTCTCGTAAATACACCAGGTGATACAATTTTTTCTGCCATTTTATATTACTCCTTGTTAATTATCTTGTGTAAATGTACACATATAAATATAAATTAGTTTTTCTAAACTATGTTTTTTCGTATTCTACTCTTCAGTTTTTTCTGGTCTTGGAGTAAATTCACCTGTTTCAGGATTGTAATCCCCATCACCATACTTATCATTTAGAGCTTGAAATAATGATTGTTCTTTTTGAACGAAGTTATCATGTTGAATAAATAATTCTTCTTTCATATCATCAACTTCCTTCAATCTTCTTCTTTTTTCAACTTCGATTTGACCTAATCTTGTAAATAGATTACTCACATCTGTTCTTAATTGATTGATTTCTGTAACTTCTTGTTCTGTAAACTTAATTGTTTTTGCCATTTTATAAAATTTTAATTAAATGTTCGTATATATAAATATATAGTTTTTTTCAAAACGTACTATTATACTATGGTAAATTCTAATGTTGCATAAGTTCCAACTAAACCTTGGTCAATACCAGCAACCCTTGCATGATAAGTACCAGTACTTAATAACGTATCAACTTCAATTTCAGTATCAGACCATTCAGTTTCATCAATTGTTGGTGAACTGAAATCTGCATTCGTACTTACTTGAATATTATATGCAGTTATACCACCAGTACCAACCGATGGTGGTGCTGTCCAAGATAGAAATGGGGATGAGTATCCAAATTCTGTCGGTGAATCTGGTCCAGTATAATCTCCTGCAAAAGTATTTGAACCTTTGTTATGTGTAATGTACCCATTAACTAAGTAGGTATCTTGTTCTTCAACATCAATTGAAACTATCTCTGATGTTTTTACAATTATTTCATTAGATACTACATCAACTTCAGTACCATCTCCCTTTATTAGTTTATCACCAACTCCTACTTTAAATATTTCTTTAAATCGATATAATTCATCTGAACCATCTTTTACCAAAAGTGGATGTTCTGCCGTTGCAGTAATCTCACCATCATTTAATGAATAATACTTTGAAGTAAACGAATAGGTTAAATTTACAATAGTTACTGGTTTTGAAGTTCTGATAAGATTTTCAGTTTCCCATTCAAAAAAGTCATCATTATATTCATCATCAGATAAACCGTTTAAGGCAAATCCTTTTAAAACATCTCCTTCATCTAAATCTCCAGCTTCTACGATAGTACCATCTTCTAATATTACAGGCGAATCAATGGTTAAACATAAACCTTGATTGTTACCATCATATGAATCTACGGATATAACTTCTTTGGTTCTTGATGTGTTATAATTTGTAGCATGATGATTGAATCCATCTGCAAATGTTACTGAAATAGTATGTGATTGTGCACTTTGTAAAGATGTTTGAGCTCCACTACCTTGTGGGTTCATTGAACCAACAGTAATTTGATTTGTATAATCTGCCGATGATTCTAATGATAACCATCCAGCTGAATCGTTGTCAGAATCATAACTTGGAGTTACTCCCCAAGTAAAATTATCACCTCTTGTTTTTATCTTTGATGTAAAATATGTTCCTTCACCTCCAAATGAAAGAGTATATGTTTCATTTGTTGACTCAACTGCATATGTAAATCCACCAATAGTTGTAACACTATCAATAGCGAATTGTTCCATACCAATATTATCCCCAGCCGATGGTGAACCTTTAATTGTTCCCAAAGAAACATTAGAGTTTTGGGTGTTACCAGTTGCACCAGCTAAATCATTTAAACTAAGAGTATCTCCAGATGTAAGTGTAGCCATACTATTTCCTAACTATTATATATATTAAGAAACTTATTTACCCACAATTCCTTATCGGTATAATTTTCTTTCATATAGTTTTTTAGTTTATTAAACCAATGTAATTTTTCTTCATATGATTGATTACATACTACCTTATAAATATCATTAAACTCATTTTTAGATGATGCACGGTAAGGATACTCAAAATCTTTACACCAAGTTTTATGGAGTATTGGTAACTTACCTCTATCTACCGCCTCAAATATAGAATACCCAAATGGTTCATCTGTAAATGCTGAATGAGATATTCCCCAATCCATATTATAAAAATAATCTTTGAATCGAGAAACATAATGATATATTTTTATTTTTGATGTATCAATACCAACCTCTTCTTTCCATATTTTATTAAATTCTGCTGAATTTGTGAAAACAAACGATTCCAACCCATCAAGATAATGAGGATTTTTTCTTCCCTCACTTCTTGATGCAAATCCTACTTTTGTAGAATTAGATAATTCTTTATTATGTTTAAATTCATAAAAATTTGTAATATTTAAATTTTTTATTAAAATTTCATACAAACCAATCCAAATCGAATGAGTGCTCCATTCATTTATTTGTTTTTCCCAAGATGAATCTAAATATGGGTGATAAGCAAATGGTAAATCTGAACCTAACTGTGATTTAATAATATGATTTACTGAATTATGTATTACATTTGAAAATATTTTTTCTTTATTATCTATAAGAACCTTCATCGGTGTGTAATGACCATGTAAGATATTGATTCTTCTTGCATCTTTACACAATTCTTCAAATTTCTCAGTACTATCACCATGCCAATATGTTTCTATTGGAAATTGATAATTTTTATAGTGTTCAAGTTTATTTCTATGAATAAGAAGAATTGGTTTTACATCTAATTTGGGTGCAATCAATTCCATCCATAAATTCACCCACGAATCCGTACCAGCATTTACCCAAGGGCCACCACCAGTTGTGTAATAAACATCGTACATTAACCTCTATTGAATTTTAATTGAAATACTTTATGATTTTGGTCTAATTCTGCCTCTGTTAGTGCTTTGTTATAAATTAACAATCCACCGAATCTCCAAGTTCCACCTCTATCGTTATTTGTATTACCAGTTGAAGTTGAACCTATCGTATTATATGAGAATACTGAATTAGTTGCCATTGCATAAGATGAACCTACATTTGAACCATTTATATAATTTTGTGCATTTCCACCACTCCATACAACAGTCCAATTGTTCCAACCACCGAATATCAAACTATGATTATTTGAAAAATAATCATGGTTTCCATCATTTCCACCATTTGTTTCTGCTTCAGTAATGTAAGAAGTGGCTGAATTGTTTTTTACTGCCCAATAGTTTGTATATTTTCCACCAAAAAGTGCATGAGATGAAGAATATTGACCTGTGGCATTATAATTTGACCAAAACCAAACTGACATTGTTCTTTCACCATCATCTCCATCTATTGATATTGTAGAATCTAATGATATTCTTCTTAAATTATTAGTATCATCGGTTTCAATCTGTATGTAAGGGTGTAGATTATCTGGTCTTTGTACCATTGATGAATTATCTAAAGTACCATTGACACCGTTAGTAAATTGAGCAGGTGCCATATTAGTAAGTGTGGTACCAGTTGTATATGAATTACCATTGTTAACATCGTAATATAATTGTAATTGGTCTTTTACAATCTGTGGATTCAGTTGTAATTGTGTGCCTTTAATTTTCTTTATTATTAATGTCATTTTAATAATCTATATTATGTCTTACTCTCACCACTTCACCAATTTGATTACATTCATCATCAGATAAGTATCTATCATAAAATAAAACTGAATAAGCTCTACCACCAGCACCAAGAGGTTCACTTGGAGTAGAAATTCTATTTCCTAATCTTGGAGCGGTTGATGTACCAGTA